TCTTGAATACCATTCTGCATTTGTTCTTGCCTTTTCAACTAAAAAATCTATTTCATTTTTATCTACTGATTGAGCATTTTCTGATGTATGTTTAAATACTCCACCATTCTTTATTTGATATGCAGCAAATGGCATATAATTTGACTGTGCATACCATATTAACATAGGCACTATATAATCATCTAAAACAGTTTTCCATCTTGCATTAGCTGGTTGGTCAATATTAGGAATAGCAGTTGTTAATCCATCGTACATTTTTGTACCCATAATCTGCTGGACATCTATTTCTTGTGCAATCTTTATGAACTGTATAAACTTGTCAGTATCTACATTCCCATCCATAATTGAATTACGGATTAAATCTGTTCTATTTATAAATAATACTGTTGCCATTTATCTTCTTTTATTAGTTGGTAGAAATCCTTCGTTTGGCATATCAATCGGTCTTTTAGCTACTAATGAATTGTTCTTTTCGGGTTTAAAACCTTTTCTTTTCGCTTCATTTACACTAATTGATGGAGCAGTTGGACTTTTAACGTCTATTCTTTTACTATCTAATGTAAACATATAAGTTTTACGCATCCAAAAATGATGACAAGCCCCTCCACCTTTATAAAACCATATTGAATAAGTATCAGCACCTTTTGCTCCCCATCCCGGATTAACTGCTTTATATCCCATTTGTTCAATATCTTCTTTTCGATATAGTTTTTTAGCATCTACCATTTTTTTACAAAAACTTCGAGTTACATTTTCTCCTTTTTTAAATGTATCTTTTAAAGGTGCATATTGATAACGTACTTTAAATGCAACTTCTCCTACTGCTTCATCTTGCGATGATTTGCTATTTGGTCTTGATGTTCCAGTAGAAACAAATTCCCAAATTTTAGCTAATGTACTTTTATCCTTTTTTTTATTTAATTCATCAATTTGATAATCCAATGCTTCTTCATCATCATAATCAACTTTTCTTTCATCTATCAAAGTCCATTCATCTAAATCTTCTTCTTCTCCAAATTCTTCTAAAAAAGAATCTAATTCAGTTTTATCTGATGACATTTCAACACCAGTTTCTTCTTCAATAGTTTCTTTGTCTTGTATTGAACTATCAACCTCTGTAAATTCTAATGGTTGTAACGTTGTAAAGTATAGGTTTAAGCTGATTTCATTGTATGCAAGTATATTATCAAAGGAATCAATTAAAAGTTCTTGAAATGGTCTTATAACTGTGTTATCCATCAAAAGAGATGCAGTTTTTATCTCGTCTGCATTATTTCCTAATCCACTTGAATCTTTTATACCTAATAACATAGGAGAAACAATTCTATGTGCCACCATTATCTTCTTTGTACTTTCTTCAGATAGGAATTGGTATTGATTATGTGCATCTGATAATTGAACTGGTGTTATTTCTGCTTGTGATTCTTTATTGTCATTAAAAGCTAAAATGAATTTACCAGCATTAGATGTGCCACTAAATTTTTGAGCAATCTTATTTTCTATTAATTGTCTTTCTTGTTGATTAGGAGTTCCATTATTGAAGTTAATTAACATCGATGGAGATAATCCATTCATTATGTTATTCAAATGATAGTTTGATACTTCTTCTTCTAATTCACAATACTGCAATCCACCTTGATAATCTACTGGAGAATAGTAATAGAAACCACTTTTATAAGGCTTTACATAATATATTTCTATATTTTCATTTGACATACCATAAGCTGGTATTCTTAATGGTGTATCTGTTTTTTTTAAATTTGCCCAATCATTAAAATAGTAATATGCTGGTATATCTCCATCCTCATTACATTTTTCTGCTCTTAATGTTTCAATAGGCATATGCTCTAACTGAACTATCTTGCTTCTATTCTTGTTATATATAACTTGAAAAGCACATTGTCCCATTAATTTTAAATCATAGCACAATCTTCTTACTACATCCTTTTTAAATAAAGAAACCATTTGAGCATACTCATTAGGCTTACTGCTTGAATTAGTAGCATTTAATCCTTTTCCATAAATAGCTTGACTAATGCCATTAATAGCAGCGTTATTAGTAGGAGAACCATTGTATCTATCAATTAGAAACTGAAAGTAGTTATTATCAGCACCATATTCAATCCAATCTTTACCATTTACCTCTTTAATTTCGGGACTTGTGTAAGTGCTTAAATTAACAAAACCAAATTCTGAAACTTTAGATGCCTTTGTAAATTGTCCTTTACTATTTCTTTGTCTTTTCATATTACTATATAAGTATTATCGTAACCATTGTATGTTGTAAATTGACCATTGTTTAAATTATAATAATCATTATTTGATTGGTCTATGTTTTGGTCTGTGCAGAATATTCTATCCTTATAAATGCTATCCGTTTTATTTGAATCTGTATATAATTCAATATCGTAAAAATGATTCTCCACTAAAACTGGTGCAAAGATATTATTAAAGTTAAGATAGTTTCCCGATGTAATTGCTGATGTTATTTGATAGTCTACTGTTACGTTTGTGCTATCATCTCTTATTGCCATAGTGAAAGTACCTAAATAACTTCGAGGTATCACAGATAGGCTTTGTGCAGTTGCAG